ATGGCTCTGGTTCTTTCAATTCCAGTGATCCACTACATCTCGCTCTACTTCTTTGCTTTCAGGAAGTGGCCTAGCTTACCTAAAGCTTGCTCCCAGAAAGCAAAAACCCGCCTGGTGGCGGGTTTAATATAAGGTATCTTTACTCATCACATTAACTATGTGATGGCAAGAGTCGGAACTGAATGCCCTTCCCTTAACTGCCCTATTATCTTGCCTGCCGCCCTTTCGCCTTAAAGCTCGAAACAGAGCATATCCCCTGACATTGGATTAGAGCCGGAGAGAGAATGGCCTCTTCTCTACCTCCTAAAATAATCGCCCGAAAAATAAACCGCTCATGTGAATCAATTCGTCAGATGGCTAAACGGATGGGCATCCGCTTCTTAACTGCTCGCGGTGTGGGTCTGCTAGCAAAATCCTAGCCAAGTTTATGACACAAATACTGTATTTATATACAGTATTCTGCTTTGAAAATGATTAGTTTTCGGTTACTATTTTTCCTGAGTCAATACGATAAACTACTAAACTGAAAAGGAATTAATCATGTCTGATACAGCTGAACAACTTGCTAGTCAAGCAATTGAAAAAGTCAACGAATTGAAAGAGCTCGCTATTAATGCGGACGTAGCGCTGAGCGATGCGCAGTCACAGATTGAAGGCTATTTCAATCAGGTCGGGGAATTAGAAAGCAAAGTTGACGATCTCGAAAACCGCTGTGAAGTGTATCGAAACGAGATTTTGACCGATAGCGAGATGATTGGTTTAGCCATTGAAATCATGGATAAGATTAAATCAAAGAATGATTCTGGTGTTTTCACTATGCCTATTGATGAGCAAAATCAGCTCAATGAGACATTGATGTACCTTAAGCAACGCAAAGAAAGCATTGAACAGTATCGTACTGCCACCGATCCCAAACCACGCACCTATGAACAATATCGTAATCCGTAATACATATTTTTGATTAATGTGACCGCCTTCGGGCGGTTTTTTGTTTTCTAAATTCAGGAGCCACCTCATGCATGCAGACATAACAGACCAGCCCGCTGAGCTTGAAGAACTGGAAAGGACTATCGCTTTGGCTAACAGGCAGTAGGCGGAACCGCCGTCACCCATTTGCCGCAATGGCAATTGTGGGGAGCCATCTCAGCCGGGCGCGAGCTACTGCTGCCCGGAGTGCAGGAAAGATGATGAGCTTAATCAGTGGGCAGGCAAACAACGGAGGGTGACATGACTGAAGCAGAGAAAACCTTTGAGCACTACATGGATGAGATTATCCAGTGGGCAGGCCAGACCGGAAAGCGCCGCTTAATCTGGACCATACCGCGCTGCACTCTGGCCCGTGAGGTGTGGATGGAATTGCACGACCAAAGAAAAGCTGAGCTGTAGCGGATAGAGAAACTCGGTGATTTTCCCAGCGTGACTTTTGACGAAGCCTGCATGCGCTGGCTTGAAGAGAAAGCACACAAAAAGTCACTGGATGCCGATAAAGGCCGGATGGGATTCTGGCTGATTCACTTTGAGGGTGTTCTGTTGAAGGACATTACCGAAGCGAAGATTTACACCGCTGTAAGCAGGATGAATAATAGGAAGTCTGAGGAGCGCTGGAAACAGCGGGCTGCAGGGATGCAGAAGAAGGGAATCGATATGGGGGTTTATAAACCGGAGCCGGTTTCAACTTCAACGAAGGCGAAGCACCTGGCTTTAATGAAAGCATTGATGCGGGCGGCGGAGCGTGACTGGAAGTGGATCGAAAAAGGGCCGGTAATTAAGGTTCCTCAGGAAAGGAAAATGCGGGTTGATTCAAATACTGCATGGAGAGCCGCACTTGTTCGGGCGGGTATAGAGGACTTCCGTTTTCACGACTTGCGACATACGTGGGCGAGCTGGCTTATTCAGGCAGGAGTGCCACTGTCAGCATTGCAGGAAATGGGAGGTTGGGAAAGTATCGAGATGGTACAGCGTTATGCTCATCTGGCACCGAACCATTTGACCGAGCATGCACGTCATATTGATGCGATTTATAGTGCCTCTGTCCCAAATCTGTCCCACAAGGAAAATTTGAAGTCAGGGTGAGCCTTGCAACTCATTGAAATATAATGGTACGCCCTACAGGATTCGAACCTGTGACCTACGGCTTAGAAGAACGTCGAGGTCTAATTAACTGACTGTAAACACTGGCCTTATCTGCATTCACAAGTGACGGAATGGCAAGCAGTGACGTAACAGTGACACTCCAATGACACCGCAGTGACGTCACTACCCTGACACCTTCCAGTGCGACACATCAGATTGTCGGCCGGCGCTCCTCGTAAACGCGTCGGGCGCAGAAGGTTACCTTTCCGATAACATTAAGCTCATCCAGCACCTCTCCCTCGATGCTTTCGCCGGCACTCGTCACCAATGCGCCTCCCATCATCCTGCCCAGCCCTGACTCACCCAGCAGCTCGTAATAGAATGGTTCTCCCGGCTTCGGCCGCATGGACCTGTCAATCACATGCAGCGTGTCACCATCGGTATAGATGGTTGTTGCCGACGGCCTGGCCACCATTATCTCGTTCAGGTCGATCCGCGATTCTACGTAGTCCTGCGCCGGTGATGGAAATCCCATATCAGTGGCCTCCGTTGTTTGGATTGAACAGATGGAACGTCCGGCGCTCACCCTCTTCTGTCGAGATGTCGCGGAAGCTGCCCTGATAGTGCTCAATCCACCGGTTAGCCTCAGCCAGAGTGAAATCATGGTTCAACTTCGTCAGGTGCTCAACGAAGTCGACCGTGGTCACCGTGCGCTTGCCGTTCGGCGCTATTCTGATGCTTGCTCTGAATGCTGTTGCTATGTCGTCTCTGCGTGCCATGATAATCTCCTTCACAAAATACTGTATGCACATACAGTAGTATTGATCGGCGCAGGCTATCAAGGGGATTTTGAGATGGGAGTGTTAGATGGTTGATGCTCGGGAAGATTTAGCTTGTAGCCGGAGTGAAGTGGTAATGCACATGATCGAAAGGGTGCCATCAGTATCTATTGCCCAAGGTGTTGGCTTGAGAAGCCTAATAATGTGATTTTGTAAGGGTTATGTAAACAAAGAGCTGGAATAGTGATAACTTTGCCTCTATTCTTATATCACTTATTTTTTTGAGTGCAGGTATGGAACAGTGATTCGATTATTATTTAGGTTGGTGGGATGTTATAGCTTGGCAACAATTATTAACGCCATTTACTTAACTAGAAGTAAAAATATGGAAGTTGATAACTTTTTGATAATTGATTTCATAATGTTGGTTGCATGGGTTTTTAGTGAATTCTCATGGTATAAAGAAAGAAAGAAAAATAACACTTAACCTCTAAAGGTTCAAAATGACTAAAAATAGAATTGCGTGGATGGATCTTGCACGGTTTCTAGCTATGGCTTTTGTCGTTATCCTTCACACATCCGATCAACTGATGATTAAACACGCTGCATTAAGTAATTTCAACTGGTCAATTTATCAAGTAATAAGAATATTCGGAAGAATCGGCGTTCCATTATTCATCATGATTTCGGGGTCACTTATACTGCCCGGCGTTAGTAAAATTACAGTTTTTGGATTCTATAAAAAAAGAATACCGCAGTTTGTCTTAGTATTGGTGGTGTACTTTTTCGCTACAAACTTAACCTACATAGGATTGCATCACGGAGATTTGAATATTGGCGAGCTGATGCATCAACTGGCAAGCGGTAATACATTTCATGCTTATCAGCTATGGTTTATGTATACCATAATAGGTCTATACTTAGTTGCACCTTTTGTTGGGAGAATGTTACAGAACTTAACAACCAAGGAAATAGCGATATACCTGTCACTATGTTTAATTGCCTATTTCATACCTGTCTCTCAGAAGATTATCATCAACTCTTATCCTATTTACACGGCTGTCAATGGTGAGTTTCTAGGTACTTACCTGGCTTATTTCGTGTTCGGATATTTGGTTACAGACAGATTCATATCAAGAAAACTCAACTCATTAAGTATATCATTAGGTCTAGCTCTATCCGTTATTTTTGTGTTATGCATACAGTTTTATTTAAAAATAAAAGGCTCTCTGATTAATGGCGAGGGGTTTACTTGGTACAACTCTTTAGGTATTTTCTTGGTAAGTGCATTCGCATTCTTGTTGTTAAGTAAGATTAATGACAAGACTCTTTCGAATTTTTTGATGCCATTAGAGTTTCTGAGCGCGTCAAGTTTTTGCGTCTACCTGTTTCATTTAATCCCACTTGAGTTACTTTTAGTAAGTCCTTTTTTTGATGATTGTAGTATAATTATTCAGCTTGCTTTTATGGCGACAGCTACTTACGCATCCTGCCTTTTGTATTACTCAATTTTCCGTAAAATAAAATACATCCGCAAACTTGTAGTATAAAAACAATCCATAACAATATACTTTAAGCCCGCACTTGCGGGCTTTTTGTCGTTTACTGGATGAAGATATGGTATTCAGTATAGTTTGCTACTGGCGAATCATATGTTCTCTGTGGTCACTTCAACTAACTTAGTAAACTCTTCATCATAATAAAATAAACCATCCTTTTTGTTGTAATACATCCCTGTCTGGCAAAACTTTCCATCAATGTCAATGAAGTAATAACCATCAACGTTGAAAGAATTATCGTCTGCAACAATTGTATTTTCTACCTGATTATCACCATTTTTAATCATGGCAAGAGATACGGCCATTATGCATACTCCTCAATGATACAAATCCCCGCAGTGCCATTTGCACCGGCAATGTTTAATGAGGCGCCGGGTCCAGCTGCGTTGCCACTGCCGCCTGCCCCGTAACCAACACCGACTCGCGGGGATGTGGTGCCATTTATCCCCCCACCACCGATACCAAGCTGACTGTCGCCACCGCCGCCTGATTTAATGCCGTTACTCTGGACAGATATGTTAAATGCGCCCGTACCTTTGTCGCCCGGAATTGTCGTTGATACGTTCGTTCCGGTAGATGCCAGATTTGATACATTGTCAGATGCAAGTGACCCCGCCCCCCCAGCAGCACCCGCACCGCCGCCAGCACCGCCTGGCGAAATAAGATAAGCGCCAAACGATGTGTTTCCACCACTACCACCATTTCCTCCGGCAGAGCCTACCCCAGCAGTGCCGATAGTTACAGCAACAGATGAGGTCGGTACTACCATCAATCCTGTATCGCCGAAAGTTCCACCATTGCCCCCGTTACCAGACGCAACTTGAGCAGAAGTGGTTGTTAATGTCCCGCCTCCAGCACCACCGCCGCCAACTTGTTTTACTCTAACTTTTGATGTTCCTGGTGTTGGGGTGTAAGTCCCGCTTGTCGTGAAGGTTTGGATGTTTAACAACCTACCGCTGAAACCAATGATATTTGTATCTTGGGTAATATTGGTTCCATCACCAACAATTTGCGCCGTCATTCCGGTGGGTATTAAAACACCTGTTCCAGCAGGGGTTTTAATTGTGACACTAAAGCTACCTGCGCAATTGTTTACTACAGTCCATTTTTTTGCCCAAGCCGGAACCACTATATTGATGTTTGATGTCAGTGTGCCGGTGAGCCTGATTCTTTCTTTGGCTGCCTGCAGGCTGGTTAGGGTGACGCTTGATGCAGCAAGCCCGGCAACTGTAGTTACACCATAGGTTTCTACCGGCACCCAGCCAGTAAGCGATCCATTAGTTACCTCTGGATTTGCGGAGTTTGCTTCCGTTGTGTTTAGCCAATAACCGTCATACAGCGACGAAGGGATTACAGCCCCTTTTGGATATCCGGCAACTGAGGCGGCGAATGCGCCATCGAACGGGTAATTAGATCCGGCATTCTGCCAGCGAATAGAGGCAGTGATGTCGTTCAGCACACCGTTGAAATCAGTACCGAATGGAGGAATACCGCCGGCACTCAGTGGTGTTCTTGTAAGTGGTGGAAATCCATCCGTATATGAGGCACGGCCACCAGTGATACCAATCTGTGAATCTAAGGGAATATCTTGTTTTGACCCGGCATCGGCAAACGGAACGGGTAGTTTTTTCGGAGATGAACTAGTTTGCATTTTGTATTCCTGAATCAGGGAAGAATGTTCCGCTGTCAAATGGGGAAAGGTTTGATTCGTTAAATCCGAAGGTGTTATTGAAGTCGACAGACATAAGGTCTACTGACACCCCGGCTGGTTTGGTGACCGCATCAGAGCTGAGCATGATCGCCATTTCTACGTCTGTTAACTGGAAGCCGAAAACATACCTGATAGACATTGTTCCGGTGATCGCCACAAAAACATCCCCCCTTCCCTGAAAGAGATACCGGAGAAGCTTGTTGATATTGGGGATTGTGCAATCAGTGATATTTGACATGGCCTTAGCCATTATCAAAACCCGATACGCTTCGGTGCTTAACCTGAATGTTGATGTGAGCTGTACCCCATCGTACATAGGTGCTTCATCGAATGGCTTTGGGCCAGAGTCCGACGAAGATATAAGGGCTTCATCGAAACCAAATGTTGGGGTGGTTTCATTGACGTTCAGGTAGCGGGATACGCCGACAATCTTTCCCCATACATCGAGGCCATAATCATCAGCGGTTGATACGTCCCAGATAGTGGTAAGGAAGTCGTCCGTAAAATCGCTTATATCCAGCCCAGCGTTTAGGCTTCCAATAATACCCCTCAGCTTTGTGCTGCTGGCATATTGCGAGAGAATGGTGTCTGTCACATTATTCATACCAGCACCACTGAGATGTCACTGGCATCAAGAGAAGGTATCTGATCGACGCCATATTCAACCGATGATGTGAATGTTGCTCCGTCCAGGCTTATGCTGATGTCGAGTGCATTTATTGCATTGGATGCCACGCCATTGACGACCGAATAATAACTTCCTGCATAGACTTTCGCGCCAATCCTGGCTTTCGCCAAATCACCATTTCCATTGAACGCGGATACGATCGCCGACTGCACCAGGCTAACAACATCCGATGGAACAAGTGAGTTATTCGCTACCTGCACTTTGAAATAAGTTCTTGTGGAAGTGGGAGTATTCCATGTCATTGTGTATTTCGGCGGATTTTGGCTGTCACTCTCCGTGTCAGTTATCTCATAGTCAGTGTTACCAACCATATCGCAGCCAGCCTGATTCTTTATGAAGATGGCTTGCGCAATGTCCTGAGCCTCTCCGCCATATACGGCGATGTAAACGCAATGCGCTGGCACGCTGTAATTTGTGGCCCCGATTGTGACCGGTATGCCTTTGTGGTTTGAGTAGACGTAGGCATCACTTACGCCATCGACCGCCAGAACAGCGGCGTATATTGAGCCAGGGGTTCCTTTGGCGTTGAGCGCTACCGACTGCTTACGCCGGTATTCGAAATTAGCCCTAGTCTCTACCGCATTCCCCACCACGCCAGCGGTTACGTTGGTTATCCCGGACCATCCGGTTACAGCCTTGTAAATCGTGTTTAGTGCGCCGATCGGACAGGCGATGGCGCCCGTGGTTTGGTTCTGAAATACGACATCTACTGAGCCAGTGGTATCAATAGTGGCTGCCGCCAGAGAGCTATACAGATAGCCACTATCATCCTGCGCCACGCTCCCCTCAGGTATCACGGTTCCCACCAGGCCAGTGCATGTGGCGGTGACCGTAGTCCCTAATGCTGATATGCGGTCGAGGAAATAGATCCTACCGATGGCATCCTGAAACCGACCTGATGCATTGTCCGGATTGACGCTGTTAACCACATACAGCAACTGATCATTCTTATCGGCAATGATGGCGGTGTCGCTCATGGCGATCTGACCTTGCGGTGTGGTGAGGCTCTTGCTCATGCCCCCGCCCATCGCAGTATCGAGGTCGGTTAGTCGCCCATTTAAAATATCAATCTCGTCCGGAACGGCCAGGCCAGTTTCAGAAATGGTCACTGCCGGCACAGCAGTCGTGACGGTTACAGAATCAGCCATGTAAGCCTCAGTATCAGAATTGAATGGTGCTGGATGTGTTGTTGGTATCGGTAATGGTCATAACGCCGGTAGCAATGCGATCGTTATTACCCACAACCGTTGTGCAAAATGCTGACTGGACGTATGGAAGCTTTTTGGCTTCAGCTGCGTACTTGGTGTTAATCAACTGAGTTCCGGGCCAGTGACCTAAAATTCTCTGGTAATACGGAATGCCCAACGACGTGTCATACCAGGCTTCGCCAAGAAATGTTGAGCATGCGCACGCCACGTCCTGAGCAACCGCATAGGGATTGGCTGTGATAGCAAGGCTTCCAGAGTCATCGAGAGACAAGTCCCAGGAGTCAGTTTCAAGCTCTAATGATTTGGTGATCATGTTTTCTCCGGGCATAAAAAACCCGCCGGAGCGGGTGTTTCTTTGATATTTTGCATGCAATTGCGACAGTCAAACCTTAAAATTGACATATTAAATTAAGGAGAAATGACAGATATGCTGCGAATAATATTTTTATCCCTACTCATCATCTCAATCACTGGCTGTTCAAGTGAAGCTACCCGGCCATTAAAAGGCACAGGTAGAGCTGAACCAGAATCAGATCGCAGTAAAACCTTGGCCATAGAAGCCAAAATGAAGGCGCAAGAAGATGCGAATCAAAAGGATTACGCCAATAAATTAAGGAGTACTGGTTGCGACGCGTATTCCCTGAAAATATCCAAGCAGATGTTCAGCATGGCAATGAAATACTATGGAACGTCATCCAGTAGCGTATCAGACACCCCAGAGGGATGGGCATTGATAGCTCAAAGAGCTTGTGTATCTGGATACAGCGCCGGTGAAAGTACGCAACCGCAAGCAACGTTAGATAGCTACCTCTATAGCATTTCCAACACCATGACCGACCCATTCCAGTTTAGGGCGGTATCCGGGGCTATGTACTGGGGATATGGAAAGGCTATGAAGTAGGCTTCTGAGTTTGCGATGAGCCACTTTCAACACCGCCATGTGTATGAGTTGATAGCTTGACGCCATTACCAGTGACTTCGCCAGCCGCAGTGATATTCCCAGCAAACTCAAAGTCTCCAGAATAGCTTCCAGCGCCCTGACTTACCGGGCCATTAAGGACAATATTGGATGCGTTGACTGTGAATGAAGACTCGGCGTTTACTTCAATCATGGGAGCAGTAACGTTAACAAGCAGTGGGGATACTATGTCTATGCCATCACTGGAGAACTTCACATACTGGCTGGGCTCGGCATTCAGCACCCCACCGAGATAAATAGCATCCGCATAGTTATGAGTTCGGTTTGAGCCAGGCAGGGAATTTTCTTTGGTTGCCTTCACTCCGCTGATATCTCGATCACAGATAGCAATTAAGCCGATATCTCCAATGATAGGAGGCATAATCACTGCGCTGGCCCCTCGCTGCAGCCTCCAAACCGGAACTCCGTAAATTATTGTCTTTGGAATTCTATCGCCCGCCCCGGTAAATCCATCAACCATAGGCTTTACAGAAACTATTTCACCGTCTTCACTCACGTCTGAAACCACAGCCAGTGTTATGAATGCATTACTCATAAGCATCTGCTGCATCATAAACGCCTGGGCATTCGCATCTGTTGAGGTGTCTTGCGGCCTGCTTGTTAATAAATTCATTACTGCCTCACTGGCGTTAGCTCACCTAAAGAAGCCCAAGCCTGAGTTACCCATGGCCCGCCCTCAGTCCACGAAGACAAATAATGGGATGCCTGCTGGATCGTATAGATGCCGCTAGCATTAGGCATATCAGTCTCAATCTGGACTTTTCTGCCCCTGAGGATCAGGTCGCTATATTGGCATTGAAAAGTAACGCCGTAATTGCTGAAAGTTGGATAACCGACCAAGCCCGTCGCGGCGGAAATGAATGGTATTTTCTCATCCACAGAACCACCTTGGGGCCAGATGTAAACGACATTCAGCCTGAAATCTATTTCAATCCCTGCTGCATGGGCGCATTTATTTATTTGTGAAATCGGATTGCCGTCGAAGTATGGATTGGATAGTTGACTTTTAACGCCATTGTTAACAACAGTGTAATCAATGCTTTTGGCAATGGAAGTGATTATGTCTGCAACATTAACTGAACCAACTTGGCTAAATGGGGCTGCTGGTATGGATTGATCGAAGCCAGTCGCAAAAGCTGAGATTATCAAAGGGGCTTCTGGCATTTGGTTCAGGTCAGAAAAGCAATTCATGATAGCGCCGTAAAATATCGGCACTCCATCAGCCCAGACCTTCATCATATTCTGCTTTGCGCCATTAAGCTGAATCCCCTTGTAGCTGAGGAATGCCATTTGTTCCAGGCTTAATCCATACACCCTTGCTTCCATTGTTGTCCCGGAAACCCCGCCATAAGCACCCATCTCGACCTCAGCCTTGATGTTGTCGATCGTAAGGATGTCATTACCCTTGTCATCAAACTTCCCTTCCTTCAGCGTGAACTGAAATTTTAGGCTGCGCTTTTTGTAGGTCATGCTGCGGTTTCCATTTCTTCAGCTGAGGCGTAACAGAGAATGAACCGGCTACCAAGCCCTTCATAGGATGGGTCATCACTGCCGGTCGTGTCAGCGAAGAACAACTCACCTGCAAATCCAAGGTAAGGATAACGAACGAGCTTATTGCAGTTCAGGCATAACACCCCTTGCGCAATCCACTTATTATCAATGCCAATGTCGATGTACAGGCCCGTGGTTCGCTGCACTATCCTCAGGGTTACGCTTTGGTCGCCAAGATCAACGGTCGTCTCCTGGGCCTTCTTAGGCTGCAACGATACTATCTGCATTATGAAAGCCCCGAAACGAGTTGAGTCACGCCATCAGAGAGCTTGTTAATAGCTGATGTTGCTGCGCCATTAATCGCACTGGTTGCCCCTGCAGTAGCACCGCTGACAGTAGTAGAAACTGAATTAGCCACAGTGGTGGCCGCGCTGGAAACTGAGTTTTTCAGCCCCGTCAAAGCGCCCTTAACGTTATCGAGAGTTGCGCCACTGGATGATGAGTTAGTCTTCTCTGTGATTACGCTGGCGGCCTTGCTGGTATCATTGGTGGTAGTTTTGCTGTTGGCGGTAGTGCTGGTCAGCGTTACTTCAGCCTCCTGCAGAACCGCCTGGAATATTGCTTCCACGGTAAGAAGAGTTACATCGCGATCTGATGTCCGGTAGTTATAACGGATCAGGTCGTAACTCTCATAGGTGGTGTCAGGGGTTTCGATGTCGTAGACCACCGCACTTGCCACCATCGTGTCCAGCGCCGCCAGCATATCCGCCCTGCTAACCAGGGATAAATTGGTTAGGTTTGGCAGTGAGCCACTGAATCCTGACCAACCCTCCAGGGTGAAAAGCACGCGAATAACTGGCGGACGCTTAACCTTGTTATAAGAGCTGTATGATCCAGCCTGAATGGGCGCGGAAACCACTGAGGCATCAGCGCCATATTCAATCCCAAGGAATGACGTTGGGCTTAGTGCTTTTCCCGTGCCGTCATTAAAGTAGACGCCGTATCCGGGTACCAGGACGCTATTCACCACCGAAAGCAAGCTACCACTCTTGATGGCGCTGAGTATCGTTGTTTCGTTGAGATTAAAGGCCATGATTACCCCTGCCCGGACATCATTGGAGTAACAAGGCTGTTACGGCGCACATTGCGGTTCAGGTCATCACCCAGCGCGCCAGCAGTTGATGCTGATGTCTGCATGTTTACCTCTCCAATGTGAATGCTGGTCTTATCGTTGTTGCCGCCACCCATTCCGCCAGGTGAATTGCGCATTGCAGATGCCCCGGCGCCAAGCTGAATGCCGCCCATGATGTCGGAGTCACTGAGGTAGCCTTTCCCATTCTCATGGTTGATGATGCCGCGCATCAGCTTGAATATGGTTCCCTGGTCATCAGTAGAAAGCTGATCGCCCGCTCCTTTGCCGGTAGCACCAACCAGTTGCTGGATATAGGCGGCAACATTGTTGTTGTCACTGGCAGGGGCGTACTTATTTACGATCGACTCAATGGTGTTAACTCCACGCTTCATGTAAAGCTGAAGTTGACGATAGAGAGCAGCAACACCCTCACTCATACTGCTGAACACGGCAAACCGGCCGTTGTCACCACCCTCTTTTGAGGCGCCAGCCTGACCTGCGTAATTCAGGTTGCCGGGGTTGTTGTTACGGATACCGCGGGGCTGGCTGAGCATGGCTGGGAATCCAGCATTTTTGATTGAGTCTTGTGCGGCCTGCTGCTGTGGTGACAATGCTGAAGGGGCGCTACCTCCGCCAATTCCAGCCCACCAAGAAAGTATCCGGTCACCTATAGTGTTTCCGGAGTTTTCATTGGTTTTTTGCTGGTCTTTCATCTTCTTGACGAGGTACTCGCCAGTTGACATGCCAGCCTTCTGAGCATCCTCCTGAGCGCTTCCTATTTTATCCCACGCACTTACAGCAGCCATCGCTATCAATAGAGGACCGAATCCCTTAGAGACCCGCGATATGCCTGAAAGCATCTTAAGCGCCCAACTACCGGCAACGAAAGCGGCCAGAATCTCAAGCGCGTTCTGCAAGCCGCCTACAGCGTCAACAGCGTTATTGATTTCTTTCGCTGAGTCAGAGAAAAACTTCTCTATCGCTGGTCCGTTCTCTGTTATCCAGATTCCGAATTTTTCGATGAGGGGAATTAGTTTTTCAATGTAGGGGATCATTGCTTCATAAAGCACCTGAGCAGCTGCAGAGAAGTTCTGCTTCATCTCAACCAGTCGGCGGTTGAACTCCTGGGCTTTATTGGTGGCATCTTCAGTGGCGCGGGATATCTTCGTAAAGCGATCGGCATCGTTTACCAGGTTGCCATTACTAAGGGATTGCTGTGTGGCATTATCAAATCCAAACATGCCACCAAAGCGTCGCTGAGCGTCTTTACTAAGTTTGCTCCAGTTGGCAGCAATCTTGCGCATAACCTCTTCCGAATTATCATTCTGATAATCGAAGTTAGCTCCTGTTGCTCCAGCGAAGGATGAGAGAGCTGCAAATAGCGGGTTGTCCTGTCCGCCACCGGTGCGGATCTGGGTAAGTGCATTTTGCAGCCCGCCAAGAACGCCGGTAATCTTTTCACCGCTGGAGCCTGCAGCCTCAGCCGCGCGCTGCCATCCATCCAGCGACTTAGCGGACATATCCAGTGATTTGGAGTTTACTGCCAGCTCCTGAAGGTTGCTGGTCATGCTTGTGACGAACGTCTTAATACCCTGCGCCGACAGTGTGACGCCAACCAAGGCAAGCAATTCTGTGCGGATCGAGCCAAAGAAAGAGGCGGCCCTTTTACCTGCCGCCTCCATATCCTTTGCTGTTTGCTCAGAATCTTTACGGGTCTGCTGCAGGCCTTCTTTTGTATCCTGCTGGCCTTTCTTAAAACCGGAAGAATCGAGGCCAAGCGTGACTACCAGAGCATCAATTACCGTTGCCATCAATTAGCCTCTTGCGATTTGTTCACAACCATCCGGTTGTAGTTATCCACCGTGATGATTTCCAGCAGGCGCCACATATCCTCTACGCCGTAGACAGAATCCAGCTCGTAAAGGGTTGCCAGCCTGGAGGAAACGACGGTAGAGATGGTTTTCGGAACGTTGACATAATCTGTTAGCCCGGTGACATCGCCACCCATCATCGGGGGAATATCTATCCGGCGGCGCCCTGCAAAAAATCCACGTGTAGCTTGAACACCTCTGCGCGCAGTTTGATGCGGGTTGCCACCTCTTCTATGTCATCCTCGATCAGGTTTCGTTTGATGTTCTGGTCTGCCGGGTTAGGCACGCATTGAACGCACTTCATCAGCTCATCAAGCAGCGGCTTAGCCTCATCCGTGGGGACTTTGGCGACCATTGATAAGCCAGTGGCCGCCATGGCTGCCATGCCCATATCAGCGAAGTTTTCCGGCAATTCAACGCCATTGCGCGCCATCGCCATACCTGCACGAATAGCCCACCATTCCGCTTGTGATGCCGGCATTTCTTTGATGAAGAACATCTTGCCAGTGTCGCGGCCTTTCGATTCGACTGTGTAGTAAAGTTCTTTGCGCGCCATATCTGACCTTATGCGTTGTAGGCTTCTGAGACCACGGTTTCCCAGTTGATCTGGTATGTCATCTGCTGCAGGACGCGGTTAGCATCCGGCATTGCTTTGGCTCGCTGAAGCACGCCATTGGTGAGCGTGAACTTCTTGCTGATCGCCGGGAGAATGATTGTCGCGTTGCAGCGGAAAACTGCTTTTGATGTCTGAGATGTTAGCTGCCAGGTCTCAAAGAATTCCCGGCTTGAGCTGTCGGGCATGATGGTGATCGTCTGCAGATACTCACCGAAAACGAAGCCAGCCGATAACTTGCCATCGGCGCCACGGACAGAAACCGCCATCTCAGTGTCACCCAAGGCAAACATGGCATCTGCCGCATAACCCTCTAGCGTCTGTGCGCTAGGGTAAAGATTGGTAACAGTGAGCGCGAAAATTGCGTCAGCACTGGTAATGGTATTAGACATTATTGAACCTCGATGCTGGCAAGAGTGATTTTCTGAACACAGCCGCCATCGCAATACCAGAAGGTCATGCTTGGGCTTGTCCGCGCGGCGCGCTGTTCCGGTGTGGCATCAGCGATGTAGAGGTAGTAACCCTTGGCCAGCAATGATGCAGAGATATCGGCACCAACAGCATTTGTGATTTCTGATTTCTGCGCACTTGAAAGTGTGACGCCGGTCCGAATGCCACCAAACAAAACACCCTGTGAAATAGTGTCAGCAAACGATGCTTCGATGATCGCTTTGCCGCGGGCGTTGTATGGAATTGAGCGGTTTGACTGGAATAGCTCAATCGCATCCTGCGCAAGGTTAGCATTGAGCCAAATCTGGAAGCAGAATGAGTCGATCCACTTAAAGTCACCAGAAATCGTGCCATCAGCCCAATAGGTTGTTGAGTAGTTATTAGCAGTGTAAGCGCCGTAGAAGTTGTATCCGTTGGCGATCAAAGCATCGTAATCACTCGAGCTCGTTACGTCGGCAGCCAGTCCAGAGGTAGAGCGGAACTTGAACGGCACTCGCCCTTCCTGACGCTCGAAGTCGATAGCCGCTGCATAGCCAAGCACGTTTGCTGCTTTTACTTCGTCACCATAAACAACGATCACGTTTGCGTAGTCTTTAGTAGTGATGATGCTGTACGCCAGCGTGTCAGTGCTGCCACTTACTTTCGCGACATCTTCAAGTGTGTGAGCCACATAACCAAAGCGATAGTTCTCACTGGATACCCACGCCGAGAACGCTAAGTGCTGCTCATCTGTTGCATCAAAGGCTGTGGTGAATAACGCCCAATCCTGTGATTTTTCCAGAACAGCCGTCATCGCATCCACAGCAACGGCGGCGTCAGCACCCTGGGAGAGAATCGCGCCATTAGCTGCGGTAAGCTTCAGGTCAGCAGACAGAGTGCCGGTAGCATAGGTAATGGTGCTTGCTGCGCCCGTAGTGGCTGAGGTGATGACGAAAGCCTTCTGCGTAGTGTCGTAAGTCACATCAACACTACTGCCGATACCAGTCTCGATGGACTGGGCAGCCTGAGCGAAGCTTGTAACACCGCTCAGATCGATGGCTGTGGATGTATGCGAAGTTCCATCAACTGTCAGCGTCAGAACGCCGCTCATCAGTTTCAGCTGATCTAGCGTCACGCTTGCCATCGACCCCGAGCGAAGGAATGCCGCAACCGGAGCTGAATTGAAGCGTGAGAGCAGAAGAGTGCCAGGGGTTTTAGTTGAGTTGTCATAACCGTTGAAATAAATCGCGGCCATGCTGTACTCAACTGACTGGCTGCCAAAATAGCTGGCAACATCTTCTTTTGTAGTGAATGAAGCAACTGCCCCAACCGGTGCATATTCGCTTTCGGTAAGGATAAGGCCATTCAGATCTACCGCAGACCCGCCCGCTGGCAGGACTCCAGGGTTAATCTGCACATCTTTGCGCAATGGGATTGCCATTTATGCACTCTCCGGTGGGTATTTTAAATCTGCGGCTACAATGCCTACAGTGATGCCATCCATGAATGCCAGAGGTGTGGCAATCACGGCGTTGTATTGAGCGTTAAAGTCCAGAGTCCAGCGATTCTCATACTGAGATTCAGCGTTAATCATCGTGGTCTGGTGGGGCTCGCCCGCATAAAGCGGGCGAAGTGGTGAGTTGTTTTGCCTGAACCATTCACCGGCATACTCTGAGCGGATCATGGTGGCGGCAATTTGTGAGTATTCCTGAGCGGAAGTGCCGTAAAAATCGAGCTGACATCGCCACTGATTACTGCGCTGGGTTAGCTCACTGCCAAGCCCAACACCCGGGTCATCGTAAGCAACCCGGTTTGTGGATAGCCCGGTAGAGTTCATTGGCGTCATCGTGATGAAGTCACCAATTGGCATCGGCACGAGGTTTTCCTGAGACAGAAAGATTTCTGCGTCAATCAGGGACAATAAAAAACCGCGCAAGGCGGTTGTCAGGTCATCCTGTTTAATGCTGATAGTTGCAGTCATGTTTTCACCTGCAGCGTAACCACGAACTTGCACCAGTCCGGCCATTCTTCCAGTGGTTGAGTGATCAGCCATGTCTCGCCTTTCACCACCAACTTGTCACCGCCCTTACCCTTCAATCGGTTCACACCTTCGAAGTTTCCATTGACGTATGCCGCCTTCAGGATGCCCTGCAGGTTAAGCCCGTCGATTTTCTGAAGGTCCGTATAGCTGAGTGGCTGAAGTTGAATCGTTACGTCCTGAGGCTCGCTGTAAGCTGGCACTCTATGCCCGGCAGCGTCAGTGGTGTATGTTCCGAGGCTTACCAGCATTTGACCTGGCACATCAGGATTAACTGTGGTTATGGCGCGTCGAACAATTCCATGCAGGTTCATGGTTATCCCCTAAAGAAATTAACAATACGCTGCAGGAAAGATGGGGAAGCTGTCGGGGAAGATTCGACCTGATAATCGACGGAGTTAATCATCACAGAAGTATCAATAAGAGGTTTATCAAAACCCTTTTTAGCAATAGTGCTATCTGCAAGCGGAGGTTCTGAAAATTCCCTGATTGATTCTTGCATCTGACTCTTAATTCTTTCACCCATCAAAGAGAATGTGGCATTGCTGTCATATCCTGTGGCTACAAGTATCTTGCTGATTTCATCCGGCCAATCCGGTGATTTTTCTTGAATCATGTTTCTTATAAATGGCCTTGGTGGCCTGTTCATGCCAGGGTCGCCAAATTCATTCGCCGCAGCAACCATGGGTACACTGGTTCCATCCGGATATGTTGCTCCATCTAGGAATCCAACCTTTACAGTGTTCCCGCTGCCAACCTTTCTGGCTATCTCCGCCAGCTTTTTTTCGACAGCTTCTCCACCACTAAATGATGCCATCTCTACCTCCGGTAATAGCCTCTGCGGTTGTAGTGATAGGGGTACATTGACGGCGAGCCACCAGGCAGGTAACGAATCGTCCGATATGGCAGCGTGGCCTGCCAGTAGGCTGCACCGTATGGGGTCTGCATGTACCACCATGAGGATGCGCTTGATGGTCCGGCATCTACAGATACAGAAACCGAACCTTCGGATGCGCTCGTTACCCGCCCAACTAATCCACTTGATGCCTGCCCGCCTACTCCGCTGTTTATTGCGGCAAGGTGAGCAACCAGCATATTCAGGTATACCGCCCGGACAGCAACATCTGTTACCGGGCTGGTATCGGTGTTATTCAGATAGACCGTTGCCTCAACGAAGTACGCGTTCAGCAGCGTGTCACTTACCGATTCGAATTCCGGGTAACGTTCGCGGAACGCGTCAATATCAAAAGCAACGATAGCCATCTTTATTTCCCGTCAGATTTCTCGATGCCCGGCGCCGGCTTATCCTGAGGTAATCCCTCAAGACCTGACTTAACGTCAGCGTTTTCTTTCGCCTTTGATTCAGCGCTGTTAGTCTTGGCTTGCGCGAAAACCAGATCGTTTTTCACATAGGGCTGGTCTTTATGCTGATCCAGCCACTTATCGAAAACTGCCTTATCTACGTTCTCTGTCAGGCCGTAGCCACCAATTACGGTGGCTGAGTTTGCGCCATTCAGTACGATCGGCTGAGAACCCTCAACATCCAGCACCAGGCCATTCGGCAGTTTGCATCCTACAGTTACGACTTCAGACATGATCAGACTCCCAGCATGGTGGCGATTGCCAGCGGTTGACGGATGATTGCACCCCAGGTGCCACCGGATTTTTTCTGTTTCCAGGATGATTCTTCAGTCACCACTGCATGCGCGCGCATCTTCTCGGTGAAGGCGGCATACGCGGTGTCCTGCTCACCCAGGCGATCTGCAATCAGCTGAACCATTTCACCGGCCGGAGTTGAGTACTCGATAGCAGTCTCAATCTTCAGATTCGGGAAGTTTTTCTTCAGCAGGTCGGAGACGTTCACGTTATACATGTTCGTCTTAGCCAGGTTCACAGACATAGCCGGGGACATCGCCAGGGTCATTGGCGTGCTCATATCTAGCAGACCTTTGGTCTGAGATACCAACTGGCCGAACAACTTAAGGATGTCGTCATACACAGCCTGGCCATCTTTGGTTGCCCAGGTCAGCGCGCTGCCAGTTCCAGTTGCGCCGGGGGTGATCGAAGCCGGAAGGCTCGGGTCATTCAGCAGGCCGTAGTTCTGCAGGCCAGCAATACCGTAGAAGTAGGACTTGTTCTGGAACTTGTTCAGCACCAGAGCAGATGCCACATTCAGTTCAGCGGCATAACCGATACGGGCGGCACCGTACATGTCCAGCTCACGCTCACCCCAGCGGGTATGGGTCTGGTAGTGGTATGACTGGCGAGGAACCCAGTTAACGTTCGCGGCGGTCATGCCGTTGTTGTTGTAGTCACCATAGGAGCTGGTTTCACCTGCTGATTCCACGATCGGGAATTGCGCGGTAAGTGTGGTCCAGTCACCTTTTTTAACTTCACCGATGATTTCAGCTGCTTTCATCGGGGTAACCAGAACGCGGATCAGCTCAGGGTCAACGTAGTTGGTGAAGTACGCCGGAATACCAGAGCTACCTGTAGTAACCATGGTCGGCTGAGCATCCATCGCCAAAGCGAAGTTATCTGCAAACTCAGGCTTCAGGTATTGAGCCTTTTCAGCGCCGCGCAACACGATGCCGTATTTACCGCTCGCTGCGGCGTAGTGCTTCTGAAATTCGTTCATTAGTTGCTCCAGGTGCTGATTTTGACGAGTTCGCCCGCCGCAGCAACGCTGCCAGCTTCAAAGTTTGTTTCGGCATAACCTGCAATGGTTGCGCCTGCTGCACCGGTCTGAATCTGGCCGGTTGTGATAGAAGCGAAGATCTTCTGACCGCGGGTTGCAGCCGTTGATGTGCGCGCCCAAAAATCACCAGCAACCATCAGGGTTACTTCGCGACCGGACTGGATAACGTTTGACGCATCGCCCAGCCAGGTGGTGATTACCGCCTGACCATCACGATGAACGAATCCAGACGGTGCGCCCGTGCCAGCGTTAGAGGCAACGCCGTTAACGTCCCATGCAAAGCGGCCAATAGTCAGGCCATTGGTACCGGCGACCAGAGCAGCTTCGCCAGCCAGGTAAGTGGCGTGTGGGTTGGTGCTGGCGAAACCGCCTTCAATACCCGGTGCTGGGTACTGGTTAATTACACTCTGAAAACCTGCCATGTTAGAAACCTCGTTTCAGTTTGCCGGCGGTCGGAAAAGCTTTCTCGAACTCGTCAGCGGAAGCGGAATCCTGAGCAATGACAGGACGTTTATTTTCTTTGTTCTTGATGGCCTGATTAACCAGCGATCGGTATGCAGATGGGTGAACACCTTCGATATCCACTTCACATTGCTCAAGCGCAGTGCGGTAGACGTCTTCAGCGGAGTCCATTGCGATCACATCGCCAATTAGTGGGCGAACAGCCTGCTCAGCTTCACGCACGGCGCGGAAATTCTCAGCAGCCTTGCGAGTTGCACTGTCAGAGGCCAGACGAATAGCAGAGTCCATAGCGGTCTTGGAGACCTTGTCGTCTTTCTTATCGTCTTCTTCATCTTTGTTTTCGTCTTCAGCAACGGCCGGAGACAGAGCGGCAGAGATTTTGGCGATCAGCTCTTCAGAAACACCGGCTTCACGCAGCAGAGAGATAATCGACTCGTTGTCGTCATCGCCTGTTACTTTTGGCTCGTCTTCTGGCTCAACACCATCAGATGACGCTTCGATGATTTCTACCAGCTCTTCCGGTTCCAGCTCCATATCGGCAGCCAGGCGGGTTTTGTATTTGTTGGCAACGGCCTGAGCGATAGCTTTAGGTGACTTGTTCGCATTCAGGATGGCAGTGAGGTCTTTGGGTGCAGCATCCTGAGCCAGGCGCGGCTTCAGAAACGCTCCCAGCGCGGCACGGATGGCAACGCCTTTGCGGTCTAACTTCATGTATTTAAGCTCCAGTGGGAGTGAATCAGCGACCAGTACGTCGCTACCTGCGCGGCCGGTTTCGACCAGTGCAACGTGGTTCCCGACGATGTCACGCATGACGCCGTCAAATGCTTCGTCATCAGGCGTGGTGCCGGAAGTCATGTCAGCCCTGTATTGGTACGAGGACGACAATTCTTTTTGTTCTTCAGTCTCAATACCCGCGATCGCCGAGTTATCCCAAACGGACAGGCCGTTACAGAGATAGGTGCCATCGAAATCGCAACCAGAGTGAGTCGTACCTACGCGGTATTCGCGAGGCGGGTCGCCGGGGAAGTCAGGGGTATGGATGCAGAGAACGGGAATGTTGTTGAATGTTGGTGCGGCTTTTTTCAGTTCATCTGGGTGGCGCCAGAGCCGGTAAATCTTGTCCGGGTCAAGGCCTAGCGCATCAGCATTGGGAATCTCGCGTCCGTAGTAGGGGCAGACATTCGCCTTGCTGATATTGCTCTTAGTTACCTGAAGTCTGCCGTTACCATCGAATGAGCGCACGGATGCGCGGTCAAACGCTAACCGTTCGATAGTCATGTGTGTTTCCGTTTAATTGAGTCCGGGGATGACCGGGGACCATGTGCAGCGGCAATTAATCTCTTCTCCCGGAAGAGTCCACTTACCATCGAGGTATAACCCTTTCGACAGATCGAACTTCTCACCGTCAGCTTTCACATGTGATTGCCGCGGCTCTTTACCAGCGTGAGAGTGGCGCCAGATTCCCTCAGTTATTCCGAGAGACTGCTGTCTGGCTGTCTGCATAACTGCAGTGGCTTTGTTGTTCTGGTCACGTGCGATGAGTGCTGCGCGGCGGCGTGTTATGCCATATCGCTTTTGCAGCTCATCAGTCAGCGTCGAAAGGTCGCGTCCGCGGCTTACGGACCGCATGACCAGCGTTTGAACCTGCGTCAGGTACTGCTCAGGGATGCTGGTGATCAGATTCACGTTTTCCGTAATGGTCGCCTGCAATGCGTTATTCATCGCTGGCGTCATCTTGAATGGAACAGTGAAACCTGCCGTTTCCAGTGCGTTATAGAGCGACACGTCAGAATTCTTCTGTGCCTGCCCTGCGAACCGGTCAGCTAGCTTTGCGGCTACATCATCGAAACGCCCCTGCCAGCGCGTGGCTAACTTCTTCATCGCGTCACGCATAAACACAGCGGGCGATGCGTCCATTGCCATAGCGCCGGATGCCCGATAGTTAGCCTTCAGCCAGTAGGTCACCGAGTCGTTCATTTCAGCGATCAGCTTATCCAGCTGCCTGCGGTACCAGGATTCGACTCCAGCATTAGGCCTTGTCGGGCGGATCGTATTCGGAGCCGGCTTCTTCGTCTTCGTCGATGTCACCTTCTTCGATTTCGAGGTCATCGCTTAAGTCCAGTGAGTGATAAGGGCTTTCAGGGTCATCAGCAATCTTCTCGCGCACCTCATTGGCAGATAGTGCGCCAGCAGCGACGTAAACCGCATCTGTGTCAGCATCAACCTTGCGAATATCTGCTTTCTCTTTCGCACTCATCTCATAGAGCGGCTCGAAGTCAAAGGTGATATCCGGGTCGATGTCGCCAAACTCTGATAGTTGAATGATGTCGATAGCTCGCTTCAATGGCGTTTTATAAACGGCGTTTTGCAGGGCGTGGATGTAGTCGTAGAAAACCCGAATCTCACCTTCAGATGAAGCATTGAGGCCATCCGGGGTGATGCCGAGCAGGAACACCAATGGAATACCTGGGGCAAATGCCATCTGCTCCTGTGCCTGATTCTGTAATGAATCAAGACCTGACAGCGGCGCGTTAACGAACTCTACTGACTCTTCCTGATCGCCAACTTTATTCTTGGCAAAAACGCCTCTATTGTCTCGGCAGCGGTTGAATAGCTCCATTCGAGCCAGCAACTCATCAGCGCCATTCCCCATCAGAACCTGACTCATGTCCGTTCCAAGTACGGGGATGCTGTAGGAGTGGATCATGTCGCTGACGCTGTCACGCGTGCGCAGCCAGTTGTTGACGTAGGGCTCAGCCATTTGAATTAATGAAAGGCCACGGAAGTTATACGCTGCTTTGAGTAAGTCAGGGACAGGCCTTGAAATGAAGTCGAGCATCCGGCTGGCATGCGCCGTCTTACCCATAACAAACCATTCTGTCGGCTTGTAGAAATCAGGGCTAAGCGGATTTTGCGCGTTATAGACGCCAGGGTATGTCCATACAGGCTCAATCACCTGAAACCCCTTCAGGCTCCCCTTGGTGATTTTCTTATCACTGAGAAAAAGCTTCTGCTTCAGCTCATGTTCATCCGTCCAGGCCGATACGTTTTTTGGTGACAGGACGTCGATATAAATCTGCCCGCCCCCAAAGTAGCCATCATGCTCCATGGCTTCTTTGAACTTATCGCGTAACTCGAAACGCTCCATTGCCGCAACGAGCTTTTTCACACGCTCAGATTTGTCGTCATTGCCAACAGTCTTAATCTTTACCCATTTCGCCGTCATCTTTTCAGCAATAATGCCGACCATCTTGCGGTATTCAGGCTTCTGCGCCATCGCCGCCAGATAGGGGTATCCGGGAAATGAATCCAGTGTCCCGTACCCCATGCCGTAAGCATCATTCAGCGCGCCGTAGTCCGTTGAGTCCATCGCAAGAATGCCACGCTCTATTGCGGCAGGGATGACGCCTTTAGGTGGCTCATAGCGCTGAAATTCACGGGGTGGCGTTGGGTGGATTGCTGTGACTGCTTCATGGTTAATCTTCATCTGAACCTTTTCAGGCTCTTTCACCGGCTCAGGCGCGGCGATTTCTTTTTTCTTAAACCACCACATCAAATTCTCCTGAGTTGATTCGGGTCTATAGCCATAGGCGCGCGACCTGAGATCAGGTTGTCGTCAATTGCATCCATCCACGTGTCGATAATGTCGTCGTTGTCATGGCTGTCATCCGCTGAGAACGCTGCGCACTCTGTCATAGCCGTGAGCACCCATGAGCTTGTACCGGCCACTGTGCCGTCTTCGTAATAGACATGCATGATCGCCGCACCATCGTGGTTGTGCGTGGCAGGAACATAAACCTTTCCGGTTTTAATCTGAGGGATAACGTTCAGGCACCGGACCAGTTTGTTTTGGCCGGCGCCGCGGGGAATTTCTTTAACGGGAATGCTCAACTGTCCGGGGGTGGCACTGCGCTTTTTCAGTGTTGTGATCAACCCCTGTCCGGCCTGCTTCTCTTCAATGGCCGCATAACGCATCGGCATTGTTCGCAATGAACCGGCGGCACTCCATTTAACCCAAAGCTCTTCTGCCTTCTTCAGCAGGTCTTCCGGGTCCCAGCGACCGCGCACCACATCGATGATGTAGAGATTGCCATCCACACCCATGCCAACCAGCGTGAACACGGTGTAGTCGAGCCAGTCTTCTACCTTGCCGCTGTTCGTATCGACGTATACGGCGCGATACTGAAGTTTTGGCAGCGTGGTGTAGGTCTGGAACCAGTCGGTATCAATGATGCCGCCGGTAAGCGCCATCGGGTTCTGCTGATACTGAGACAAGAAGGTGTAGCGGTCTTTCTCCCACAACTGAAGGAGATCGTTCACATCCTCCATCTGAGGCCAGTATGACCAGTACCTGGTGCCTGACACCTCAACAGAGTCGGTATCTTTAACCGTCTCCCAGCACAGTGACCGCCACGGTTCAGCAAGCGATTGAATGTACTTTTCATCAATCATCGCCGGGATGGCTACGTGGTGGAATCTGACACCCATTCCGCCTGAAAGCATGAATCCTGTTGCGTCATCGGTATGCAGGCGCTGCTGAATGCTCACAAATGGGGTTGGATGCTCTTTAGACTTATCACCACGACGTGAACGTATGGTGTTAACCAGAAGCGTATTGGCGCTATTGCGGCGTGACTCGCTAAGCATATCAACAGGCTTATTATAGTCGTCCAGCATCACCACGCCAGAGAACAGATCGCCGTAATATCCGCCGCGACCACCAGTAATCTGCCCGTTGCTTGAGCGAGATATTGTCTGACCGGTTGATCGGGCTTTGGTATCGATAATCTCCCACTCTTCAGCCTGGTTAACACCAAAGCCGCAGGGCCAGAGTTCCTGGTACTCTTTGCTGGCGATAATGTCACGGGTGCGGCGTGAGTTACGCTTAACCAGCGTGTCAGCAAATGAGATGTTCAGGTTACGAAAGCGCTTTAATCTTCCTTCCTGCACCAGCGCATTCACGTAGGCCGGAAAGTGGATTGAGAAGAACTCTGTTTTTGTGCCGCCCGGTGGGATGTTGATAATCAGGTTGCGCGGATTAAGGCGCCCGGCTATCAGGTCATCAATCTTCGATGCCATTAATCTGTGATGCCAGTTAACCAGCAGGCGATCGCCTTGCACTAGTTCAAACCAGAGGCGAGTGAAATTGAGAAACGACCTGGTGGACTTTGTTTTAAGCACAACACGCTCAGGGAAAGTTAAATCCTCCCATTCGATGACTTTGCTCATATCAGTCCAACCCGTCTAGTTTCTCCTCCAGCTGCGATTGTGCTGCTGCGTAATCTGCCGGGGTGTAGCTCACCACCTGCACCGTTCCTGACTGCTCAGTCTTCACATTCTCTTTGAAAGCCTGGACATCAACATGTTTGCCAAGCAGCTCGAGGTTCTTAACCTTGTCTGGCCACTTAATTTTCTTGAGGAATCCCGGAACATCTCCAGGCATCTCGGTTACGTCCATTCCTGACAAGGTTGTGCGCCAGGTCTTGGGCCAGTCTTTGATCTTCTTCAACTCGCCATTGGGCAGGAGGATATCCAGCACATCCATCTGGTCTATCTCAACCAGGCGGCGGAGTACGTAGGCAGCGTCGATACCAGTCTTCTCTACTCGCTCAGCCTTAAGCCCAGCAACGAAGTTTTGCACGTTAACATTCGCTAACAGGCGTGATGCCTGCTCGTTGGCGGTCTTCTCGCTGTATCCCGCCCTGATAGCTGCCTGAGTGGCATTGAGGTCTTTCAGGTACTCACGGGCAAACAGCTCTTGTTTGTCGGTGAGCTTTGCCATTACATCATTCCTGCCGCTTTAAGCTTTGCCAGTAGCGCGTTGAAATCAGTCACCAGACCAGCCACATCAGTAGCTGCTGTGTTGGCCTGATTGGTCATTTTCTTCACTCCGCCGATTTCAGCCGTCGTTGCGGCTGGCAGCGTGTAATCTCCACCCTCCACATCTTCTGGCGTTGCTACGTCTACCGGGTAGCCGCCGACTGACATGCATTTAGTGCTCATGTTCGATTCCTCTCTTCGGGTAAGGCATTATCAGAGCCATTTGGAAAAGTTAATGGCTCTTGTAATGTCCTACAGGTACTTTTGGGCCAGCGCTTTCAGTTCATCCTTGGCCGCGTCACCCAGTTGAGCAACACCATCTTCAACGAATGCGAATGCCGCTTCGAAATCCTTCACGCCAGTCTTAACCACTGCTACCGGGGTTGGGTCAACTGTCACGGCCTGCACGGTGGTAACTGCTTCTGGGGCGGCGTCTGATGCTGTAATGTCGGTCACAGGTGTTTCCTTCTGGTGTTTTGTGGTGAGCCATAGCCAGGCTCGTTTAAGGATATTCATTTGGCTCTCCGCAAACTTTCACGTAGGTGTCGTTATGCGTGTTGATTTCCCTGACGGTACGGATGTCCATCAGCTCTGAATCTTTGCCGTAGGTATAGATGGGGCCGAACAGCGTGCAGCTGGAGTCAGCTACAGTGGTTGGGTTACTCTGGCCGGTTGAATGGGGACTGCTGCAGCTTGTTGCGAGCAGCGTCATCGCTGAGAGCAGAATTGCTTTGCTGAACATCCTTCACCACCTGTGTGTTTTCTTTCTGCTTTTCAGCAACGGCAGATACCTGGGCTGATTCGACTTTTGCCGCGGTAACATCAGCGGCCGCCTGAGTTTTCACGGTGCCAATCTTCTTGCCGCCGAAGTAGCTACCAATGAAACCTGCGGCCACCAGGCCGATGCCGGCTAACCAGCCCCAGCTACCCGTAAACAGCGAGATGAATTCATTCATGGCCTGCGCTCCATTTCCTGCTTCTGCTCTACCAGTTTGTGCTGGCGGATGAACTGGGACATGACGGCCATTGCCACCATGAATGCCCCGATAAGGCCAAGGTAGTTCTGAGGCAGAAACGACTTAATGTCCGGTGGCAGCATGTTCCAGCCATTCATAGCGGCATCAGGGAAAGACTGAACCCATGCGCTTAGAGCTGAACCGATCGAAGCCAGCCACACGGACCAGGCTTTAAACAGCAGCCGTGCATGTGCCACAAATTCAATGGATGAGTATTTGCGGATTAGCAGCAAGGCGAAGATGGCGATCAGGATGATGACGAAGAAAATTAACAGGCTCATATCAGCCCCTTGTAAGCGTCATAACTACCGGTGCGCATTACTTCAGCATGGCGCTGTGCGCGCTTTGGCGTCTGCTTTGCCCAAAGACTTTTCAGCATCTCGTTTGAGGCGCTGGTGAAGTTGCCGTTTGAAATGAGTACCAGCGTGTTTTTAAACGCCGCCAAACCATCCACACCCAACTGATATGCCATTGAGTAAAGGATGTCTGAACGCGCTGGATTGCATTGCTTAAGAGCTACTGCAATGCTTTGCCGGTTATTCATGTCGTAAATCTTGCCATCGAGAATTACCTGCTTCCAAACATCACCAGCGGCGCGGGGAACGGTAAAAGTATAATTTGCGAGTGAGGCGCCCTTTGGGCCAATCCGCACACCACCCGCCACGGTAGGATATCCAAGCGTGTCGATGTATGGGGATTCTTTGTAACCTTCCTCAAAGTTGAGTATCTGAATTGCCTGGCTCACTTCGAATCCTCCGTTACCGCCTGCTTGAGTTCTTTTTGAGTAGGAAGCTGATCGACCTGCTTCTTAATCTCTTCAACTACCTTGTCGCGGGCCTCTGCCTTTGGCAGGTACTCAGCGCGAAAATAGAAGTAACCGGATGAAACCCCGCCAAGGAATATTGCGAATGACGTTAAGGAAATAATCACCAGCATTTGCCAGGTAAGGATGGTTTCACCTTGGGAGTTCTTAATCATCATTGAACCCTCAGGGATTCTCGAAGCTCGATGAGTTGCTTGACCATCTCCATGTTTGAAGTGGTCAATTCTTTCACCTGCTCCTTAAGTAGGGTGTTTTGTTCTTCGAGGTGTTTTTGGGATAACTGGATTATCTGGAGCGTAGTTTTGGTTTCTGATATCTCAGCCCAATACTTTCTGATCGTCTCGTCACGCTCTTCTATCTCATCACGCAGCTGCTTGTTCTCTTCCTTGGAAAGCTTTAACTGATCCATCTGCCACTGCAGCATGTTGATCTGAGATTTGTCGTTAGCGTTCTGAGCCCTGCTGCTAACCCAGTAACGACCAAACGCCATGACTCCAGCAATGGATGCGGCCAGAGAACCGCCAGCACCAATGAAGAACTCTTTGGTTATATCAAATGCCATAGCCGTCTCCGGCGATCCCGGTCAGACCGGCTCTTTTGCTGTTGGAATAAAATGCGCTGCCGTGAGAATGGACACAGGAGAGTCTTTAAGGGATTCACGGAGCGCAAAAGAAAACGGCCCACCAACTGGTGAGCCGATTAAATTCGTTATTCGGCTCATGGGCCAAATTTCAGACATAAAAAAAGCCGCCGTTGCGTTCACTAAGAACACTTACGGCAGCTTATGTGAGAATGATTGCTCATTTGCTCATTGAAGTCAACACGTTCTATGCAGCTTTCTTAATTTTGTGCACCTTTTTACGTTCGTTCATTGCCGTTAGCAGCGGGAAGTAAATCAGATACATGCTCGCCGCCAATATTTCCTTCACCTCCCGCCTGCATGTTGCCAGTGATGGTGCCTTAAGGCGGTTGCCTCCCCTTGTAGCGATTTTGCGAGGACTTGCGCACTTATGCATATACACTGCAATGGCGTATTCAGTTGAGCCATGCGAGTAATAACTCAACAGGATGCCAAACGCTTTTTTATCGATGCACATGACGGAATCCACGACCTGAGAAATCAACATTCCGTCATCGTCATTACACATTGGCCGGGACATTCCCGGTTGTGGCTCTACACTGGCCATCCATTGAGCGATCATGCTGCTCTGCCGCTTCTCCAGTCGCCCGGAATAAACCCACGCACCCCAAAGTTCCAGCCAGTTGTTCAGCCAGTCATGCTGATTTTTGTTTAGATTAAGCTCTCGTACGCTCATTTCTGGCTCCCATTAGCTTTGCTGTGTTGCGAAGGATGCGGTAGTCAATCGGGAAGGTGTTGCGTGTGCGGTAAAGCCTGAGGTGGCGCCATTTTTGGCGGAGGTAGTCGATCATGCGGCCTCCGTTACTTTGCTGATATGACTCCACCTAGATCCTGAAGAAATCATGCTTATCAGCGATACGCTTACTCCCATTGCCTTTGCAATTGCGCTTAGTGTTGCTCCCGCTTCGCGTAGAAAAAGAATCCGCTTAACGTCTTCTTCGCTCAGCTTCGCGGCTCCGTTTCTTTCACCAGGAAGAGATGTTTTTCGACGAGAAAGATGGGCGTAAGAGTGTTTTCCGTTATAAGAGGCGTCGCACCATTCAAGATTCCCAACCCTGTTATCGGTTTTAACGCCGTTTATGTGGTTTACTTGGGGGAGATTATTTGGATTTTGAATGTACTTTTCAGCCACGAGCCTGTGAACCAAGAAACTCTTTCCCTTGCCGTTATTCATGAGGCAAACCTTGTGATAACCATTTGAGTTCATGTTTAGCTTTAATATCTGACCGATTCTCGTTCCTCTTCCCGGCTCAACCCTCCTTACAACACCATTTTCATCTACTGAATAATTCTTTCTGAATTCACAGATTAAGTTCATGCTGCCTCCATTAGCCGCCGCCTTAGCCGCTCATAGTGTTTTGCCCTTCGGGTGAAAATTGACTTGATGCGTCTCAAATACTCGATATCGAATTTGCGAGGGGTGTTGTCGTGTTCGAGTTGCTCAACGCGATCAGCGCCAATCTTCTCGATGAGGTTTATACGGAATGGGATCAGGTTCCCGGAAAGCTCCCTATTGCAGCGAACGCACCCGGCATGAATATTGAAAACGTTATAACGGTGATGTGATGCGGAACCGCGAGACCTGTAGTGACTGGCGTCTACCGCTCCGCCACGGACGCCGTAATTCAGATCTTTCCCGCAAGCAATACAGGGGTGCCCAAAATCACGCCAAAATATGTACCGATTTACCGCAATCTGCGCCTCTTTAGACCACTCCGATTTTCCCTTTAGCCTTTCCCTTCTTTGCCTCAAGTCATCGCGCTGTAGCTTCTCCTGCTTGCGAATTTCACGTGCAGCATTCTCTGCATCACGTTGCTTATTGAATTCGATGGCGCAGTGCCAGTCATGGCAGACTTTTTGAAGTGAGGATCGGGGGGTGTATTCGGTGGTGCAGATGGGGCACTTCTTCGGCTTAGGCGGTTTCGGCTGTGTGCCTTTAGCCATGGGCAACCTCGAGTAACTTGCTGAAATATTTCTCCTCAGCAGAAAGCCTAGCTTTAACCGCCTCCTCTTTGGTTTTGAATCCACCTAAGCTGATCATTTTCCTGTTTATCATTATCTGCGCTCGAAAGGACTTTGATTTGTTTTGATAGTAAACACCTGAATGCCCTGACGTGTTGTTTGCCATGAGCCCTTTGTTGATGTTATTTACTTGATGCGTGGCGTCCCTGAGGTTAGCAATTCTGTTATCTAGCTTATCTCTGTTTATGTGGTCAATCTCACCTGTCGGCCAGGCTCCATGAATGTAGAACCAAGCCAATCGATGCAAATAATATCTAACCCCATCAATTCGGCATTCGAGATAACCTGCGCTATGCGGAGAACCCAATGCGTCTCCTTTTTTTGCTCTACTGCTTAAGGTTGCAGTTCTGTGGAATAGTCCCGTCTCCGGGTTATATTCTGCAATCTCCATTAACCTTGAATGGGTTATTTTGGCGCTCTCATCACTCTTCATACCCTGCTCCATATCGGCTGCGCCCATCGCTTGCTCGGGATAGGTTCGTGTTTGGCTTCTGGCAAAAGTGCCGATACCGTCCAGGACTTGTAGTCGGCGGCGAGGTGCTTTTCGGTTTTGATGTTGCGGGCGGTGTAGCTGAGGATTAACTGGTTTGCTCCTTCGGTGGTGCAGTCTGAGTGGTGGAACCAGGACTTGGTCATCCATACCTCCGGCACAAGTGCCTGCAACTATCGGCTTTCAGGCCAGTCACCTCGGCAATTTCACGGAAGGTTTTCCCTTCACAGCGCAGAGACAGAACGCTGCTAACTTCTTTCGTGGTGTGTTTGTGGTAGCTGGCCACACCAAACTTTATTCCTCGCTGGAAGGCTGCCTGCTGGATTGCTATCGTGGTACGCCCGAGCTTTTCGGCTACTTGCTTTGCGGTTAGGGTTTTAGCCAGCGTCCTGATGCGGCTAATTTCGTATGGCGTGTAGAATTTATTCACGCTGCTCTCCCGTAATAATCGTTGCTGTAGCGAACATCACGCAGCTGTACGCCATTACCGACTGCCCAAGCTTGGGAATATTCGATAAGGCTCGTCATGCGCTTGATACCCATCTTTGCGGTTGATTCCCTGATGTTGCAGAACTCCCCTTCCAGCCCCGGCACCACTTCAGCACCCAATCCTGTAGCCATCGCGTGGCCGGATACAAACAACGTTTTCCACTGAACCAGGTTGCGGGGCTTCTCAAGCCAGATGGCCTGTTTAGCGGTATCGCCGCAGAGTGCATGGAAGAGGCTGTTTTGTAGCAGTGAGCGGTCAAAGTCAGAGATGCGTACATTGAGGGGGTGATGGTCGTTCAGGGGAAGTTTGTTGATTGCGTCTATCAGGTTTCGTCGTACCTGCTCGTTTCGCAGGAAAAACGTTTGTTTGTCCATTGGTCTACCTCCGGTTCATCTGCTCCCGATGCAGCGCAAGCTCATTCTCAGCCTTCAGCAGAATCTCGCTGATTACCATCGGGCTGTGATTTTGGGCAACCATCACTTTAAGCAGTAGCAGCGCATTGCTTACTTCTGCCAGGTGGTCAATACGGGGTTTTAGTGGGATAACTTCAGCTGTCATTTTCGGGCTCCTTCATCATCAGGAAGACAATCATCGCGGCGCGGAGTGGGTTATCCCAAACAGCACTGTGTTGATGCCTGTTGCTGCTTATTTCTTCAAGGTTACTACCAGTGTTTTTCCATGCCATCCATGCGTGAAGGCCGTGGGCATTAAGACTTATTTTGTTTTCCACAATAATCGGCCCGGAATCAGCCCATGAGTTGCAGGGGTTAAATACTCTTAACCCACCATCACCCCATACAGATAACGGATGATAGTTATTATCAATATTTGCCCATTTCACGCCCAGCAAATCACCGACTCTTGCTGAAACTTCTTCATCGCTCATCTTGCTGTAATCATTCATCACTCTTCTCCATCTCAGCGCGAGTGTTCCAGGCGGCTGAACATATCTGCCAACAGATCGACAAGGCTTCGTCACAGTAATCATTGGCAGATATTCTGTTGCCCTGAATCTTAGCCAGGTCATACTTCAAATTATCTTTGGCCATCCACTCTTCAAACTTCTGCCGCTCAAGCTCATCGCTGTTGGTCATTTGAATTTCCTTTCGCATTCTTTCAGCCAAGATGAAATATTCCTTTCGACTATCGGTGGCCACTCGCTACGTAATGGGTATTTTTTCACGGCCCTCTTGCATCGGAAGTAAATTGCCAGTCCGGCGAATGGGTAGATAAACCCCCAGAACAACGCAAGGATGCAAACTAGCAGGTTGAATGGAACCTTCCATACCTCCCTCATCTCGATATCTGGAATTTCACAGAGCAGCGCCCATATCCCCTGGAAGATATTGATGCGGTTAGCGGCCTCTGACATGCAGTCGATGATATTGAAATCGTAACCGGCAACTGCTGCCCACGATGGCCTGTCGAAAAAGTGCTTTAGCGTTAACATCACTCTCCTCCCTTACGCGCTGGCTGGCCTGCCGTGGCAGATTTGTAGCCCTCAATCCAAATGAGATAAGCTGCATTCATTGTCAGTTCACCTTCGTAATGGTTGGTGTACCAGTGGAAAAATTGCGATCCCGCACTGTCCATCAGAAGCCCCCTGCCTTTTGCGGTTTACCCTGCTGCTGGCGTGAATCTCGTTCAGCGCGCGCCGAAGCCTGGTCCATGTCGTAGATAGCCCCATCACGCTGCATGCACAGAACGGTGCCGCTGTTTCCGTGACGGTTAAGCCTCAGGATCAGCTCAGTTTCGCTTGGTGGCACGGTATCGTCATAAGCACCTTCACGGTGGATTCCCACCCAGTAATCACAGTCCTGCTCAATCTGACCCGTATCGCGGGAGTCGCTAGGCAGTGGTCGCTTGTTGACGCGCTTCTCCAATTCACGATTCAGCTGAGTCAGCAGCACGACAACGCATCCCAATTCCTTGGCAAGGTTCTTAAGCCCCTTGGTTATCATCCCGTATGCCAGGTCATTACGATCGGCCTTTTCAGCAGTCATGAGAGTCAGGTAATCGACCAGAATCATGCCCACACTGCCCTTCTGACGCTTCACCTTTCGACTTTCCGCAACAATATGAGCCAGTGAGAGGCCCGGGGTGTCGTCGATGTACAGCAGTTCCAGTTCGCGCAGGCGGTTAGCTGTGGCGATGGCCTTGCCAAAGTCCTCATCGTAATTCCCCTGGTAAGAGTCCTCTTCGTCCTGCGTAGCCGGCATGTAGAAAATGCTTGGGTTTACACCGGACTTCTGACCTACCAACTTTTCCAGGATCTGGTCAGATGGCATCTCCAGGCTGAACATCAGCGATGGTTTCTTATCCCGGACGGCGCAGTTGATGGCCATCTGGCTGTACAGCGTCGTCTTGCCCATCTTCGGCCTTGCGCCGATAACGAACAGAGAGCCTTTCACCAGCCCTTTAGGTGCCAACATGCGATCCAGTGACGGGATGCCAGAGCTAAGTCCGCGAGTTTCGCCAGCCGGATCGAAGCGCTTCTCCAAATCCACTACCCAGTCATCCATAACCTCACCGAATGAGCGCAGGCCGCGACGGTTGCCGGTTTTGGCATAGTCGCTAATCTGGCTTGTCAGGCTGTTCAAGGCTTCAAGCTTGTCCACTGCGGTCAGCGTGCTGCGCGTGTAGAGCATCTCAGTGGCTTCGGTCAGCTTCTGGATGGCGTAACGCTCCATCGCCCTGTCGCGTATTACCAGCGCGTAGTTCACGATGTTTGCAGCTGATGGGGTGTTCTTGCTCATCTCAGCCAGGTAAGCGAATCCGCCGGATTGCTGAAGTGTTGATCGGGATTCAAGTTCATCAGAGAGGGTCAGCAGGTCGATTGGCTGATTTCTCTTCAGCAAGTCGCGCATTGCCTCAAAGATGGCTCCGTGAGATTTGTTGTAGAAACTTTCAGGTTTGAGGATTGCCAGCACCTTCTGGCTGCGTTCTTCGCCGCCATCCAGCATCAGGCCACCCAGAACCGCCTGCTCAGCGTCAATGCTGTGTGGGGGTGTCAGGTATGATTCACTCACAGGCAGTTCTCCCGGGTTTTGGTAAGCGTCTCGCTTCTCAGCAGGTAATCGAAGTTTGCAGCCCAGCCAGTGTCATTGGCACCGAAGTAAAACGGCTTTGCCCTGCACATGAAGGCACTGAAATACTTCTCAGCAGCATCGACCGTTGGCTCTGCAAGTTCGCTAAGCAGGCGCTTGATATCCCGCTTACGCTTAGGGTTGAGTGATTCAGCATTTGGAAGCTTGTCACCAACCGAATTGTTATAGGCATTCATCACAGCCTGATATGGGATTGGCTTGGATTTCTTGCGAGGCGATACGTCATACTGAGATGACATATCATTATCGTTAGATAATGATTTATTAGTTATATTGTTAGTTGTGGGAATCTTCTGGGAATCTTCTGGGACAACCTTCTCTGGAAGCCGCGCCACATCTGCGTTTGGTCTGGGAATCTTCTGGGAATCTTCTGGGACAATTTCCCCCTGATATTCACCGTATTTTGAGATGGTAATTACAGTGAATTTACCCGGCGATGCGGTCTCAATCATTCCCAGCTTTTTGAACTTTTTCAGCAGGTACTGAACCCGATTTGGTTCGATCCCTGTCTCGCTAGCCAGGGTATTGCGACCGGTAATAAACTGGCCGCGCTGCAACTGGATGACCCCATACTCTGTTTTTACAGCCGCCTCTGTGTAATTTGCTGACATGATCAGATGAACCCACAGATGAACAGCTTGAGAATCCTTTCTGTAGAACTCCGTCTCCTGTATTTTTCTGTGCAGCAAGGTAAACCCCTTACCGACCTCTTTCGGCGTGTCCTGTGAGCGTTTGGCCTCTCTAGCTTTGGCTAAACTTCTGACGTTATTCATTTACCCTTCCCCTTTGGCTTGTGCTCTTCCAGAATCCACTTCAGCTTTTCAGCAATGGAAGGATGCAGTGACTTCAGGTACTGATCGCGGGTAATTGACTTATGCGTTTGTGCCTGGCAAACATGATGTTTCTTTGGCATAATTACTCCTGTCGGTTCGGTCAGAACTCGATGGTTATTTGAGAATCCTCTACCGTTTGCCCGGTGGGGGATTTTTGCTTTGTAAGCACAGCTGCAAACCGCCGCGCCAGTTCAACTATCTCCGTGTCGTCTATCCCGTACTCCAGAATCGCTATTGCCATGCTCATCTGCTGAAAGAAGGTTTCCTTCATCCTGCTGACCTTTGAGTCATGAACACCCATTAGCTTGGCGAACCTGCACTGGCCCATAACGGCCAACTTCCCTAGTAATTGCGACTCAATGCGAGACGCCTTTTTGCGGTACTTTGCACTTTCCATCTGTGATACTTCTCCGTGTTGAATTTGTTGGTTGCGTGACTTTGCGGTGAGCAAGTCACTTGGGTTTGTGCCTGTGGTTAGACGGGCGGCCTGATTGTTTAAAGAGCGGTACTTCTTAGTGCTTATGCTGCCTGGTTCGGGTGAGGAAACAGGTCAGGCAAATCTGGGCGGATCTGGTAAGCAGGGATAGTTCCGTTAGTCGCCTTCTCAATGCGCATTGCATTTTCGGCTGAGACTTTCTTCTTCCCGTGCAACCAAGCCCATACAGATGGCTGTTTAACATCACAGGCTTCAGCTAACTTTTGCTGGCTGCCCAAGACGTCAATAGCCGACTTAATAGCTTTGTTGACCATAAATAGCTCCTGCTTTGATTTTCACTGTGATAATAGCCAAAGCTATTCGGAAAGTAAATAGCTTTAGATATTTGAAAATTGATAGCTCTAGCTATATGTTGCAGGCATGGAAAAAATGACATTTGCAGACCGGCTTAATGCCGCAATGAAAGAGGCAGGGTTCAACCAGGTATCACTTGCTGATGCTATTGGGATGGCTCAGCCCAGTGTTTGGAAGCTGACTTCTGGTGTAACTAAAAACACCCGGAAGCTATACGAGATCTCCAAGGTTCTCGGAGTTCGCCCTGAGTGGTTATCCACTGGGGAAGAACCAATTCGCGCAGAGGGACAAGTCCCTGTGAAGTTGGAAGGATCCAATATCAGGGATACCAGCCTGAAGGCCACGGTTTGGGAGGATATGGATCATCAAGACACGGATGAATTTGTAGAGATACCGCTTTTGAATGTTTCTTTAGCTGCCGGTGATGGAAGTTGTGAAGTAGAAGAGTCCTCAGAGTTTGCGTTGGTCTTCCGGCGTTACTATCTAAGGAAGATGGGCGTTCCTGAGGATGCGGCCAAATTGGTTCGTGTCTCAGGTAGAAGCATGGAGCCCACGCTTAATGATGGTGATGTGGTTGGCGTTAACACGCAGGAGACCACGGTTAGGGACGGGAAGACTTACGCCATATGCCAGGCTGACCTACTGAGGGTGAAAACGCTTATCGCGCTTCCAGACAGCTTTATCATCCGGTCAATCAATAGGCCTGAGTACCCCGATGAGATCGTATCTCGCGAAGAATTTCAGCGTAGCGTGCGCGTTATAGGGAAAGTTTTCTGGTCATCCCATAGCTGGTAGCGCCTCATAAAATCACTTCTATAGCTAAAAGAGCCCACTTCGGTGGGTTTTTTTACGCCTCGATAAAAATAAATTCCTTTAGATATCAAAGATAAAATAGCCAAAGTGATATAAATATATCTTTGGCTATTTACAGTGATAATAGCTTTGGATATATTTAATCCCACAGCAGGACGCTGAAGCAGTACGACAGGGAACGCAGTCACTTTAACAATTGGGATTTCCGCTCTAACAGGCGGAGCAAAACAACTAACCAACAGGAGGTGCCTAAATGGTGAACTAACGCGGTTAGACCGCAGTCTTTGACTTAGCAACATAGTAGCCCTGGAGGGCGAGTTAGGCCGGGTGAGTTGGCAAATGAACGCGAACCGCATGCAGAGTAACGCATGTACCAGAGAAGGCAGTAAACAGGCAGGTGCTTCTCTCGTATGCCTTAGTGCAAATAGACCGGATGTGTTTACACCAAGTCAGACAATGCAGCAGTAGTGATGCTGCCCTGAGTCACCATTGAGTGAGCCTGCTTAGCATCGGGTCAAGGTTTATATCAAAAGTGGCTTCGGTAAAGCAGCGCGAAAGCCAGACGCGCACCGATTATTAGCGGCACATTGCGACAGTAGCTCAAGGGCATGAGCGCGGCCACTGCGAGAGTGTGGCGAAGTACCAAAGCAGAGATGATTTTGGGATTGGATGAATGCGCAGGCTGATGCGCGACCGATGTATAAACAGCGCCCATGGCAAGCCGTAATCAACCGGCGCCTCAAGACAGAGTCACTGGTGGTGTGGGCGCTCCAACCAGTAAGCCGGAGATCAGCACCGGCCATCCAATCACCAAAATCATCTAACCCGGAGGTCAATCATGGCAACCATCATCTGGAAAGAACCTAAGCCGCAAGGCACAGCTAAAAGCCGCTACAAAGCACGCAGAGCAGCGAAGGTTGCAGAGCGCAGTTTCGATAAGTCTCTGGCGCGTAACTTTGCTGAGGCGGTTACAGGATGCAGCAGCTCGGTATTCAGAGCAGTAACAGCACCTGGAGTGCGTAGTAAACCGGAGCAAAGTGCAGGGAGTATCTGCATGGGTGATGTGGCGATTTATAGCGCGGGATTCCGCAAGAAAACTGATTCAGTTACGGCGAGGTAAATATGGATAGGTTCAGTAAGTCCAGTTCCGCGAGAAGAATTGATGACTATTACTTTCCGGCCCCTCATGAGGAGTGCCTAGGAAATCATCGCCAGGCTTTTGAACGGGCTCGCACAGAGCTTATCTCTAACTTGGAAAAATACATACATGATGCGAAGAACATTTCTTTTGAAGATTTCATTGCTTCTCGAAAGCGTCAATTTAGATAAAAGGCTATCCGCTTAGTGGGCCTTTAACAGCGGCGCTGCCGCAGGGGTGAGAGATGTGGGAAGTCGAATTTGACCAAGGCAGTTGGGTAGTATCATGGAATGGTGACTGGCTACCAAATACCTACCAGACCAGAGAGGAAGCAATGGAAGCATTACTCGACTGGTTAAGTGAAAACTACGAATAACAGGCCGCATAAGCGGCTTTTTTTACGCCTGAATTTCGGAGCACACCATGATAGTCAACCGCAAAGACGGTAAATGGCGCGTCACACAGATGGCCTGTGGCTGTCATTGGCGTGCTGATTTAACAGAAGGTAAAGGGGTATTTGCAGGCAAGGTAATCAGCCAGCAGATGAACAAAGACCAGTTTGAGAGGTGGAAAGGAGATAGTGATGGATTGGATTAAATGCAGCGAAGACAGCATGCCAATGGAGACGCTGGAAGATGATGGCGGAGCCACTTGCTACCTGGTATGGCACAAGGACGCTCCAGATTGTGGACCTCAGTATGGTATCAGCAATGTTTTCTTTCTGAATAAGCACTGGAGAAAGCATTACACGCACTGGGCTGAGCTGCCAGCACCACCATCTGAGTGACATCGCAAAGCGGTTATACGTGACCGCTTGACGATGGCGCCCAGTCATCAACCAACGCGCTTTAGACAAGGTGGCGTTGGCCGTTATTGTTCAGCTTGGCCTCTCCGGAGGCCTTTTTTTATGCCCACAGGAGAGGAATATGAGCGAAACAACGGATATCGCAGTACTCGAAATTAAGCCAGAGCAGGCGCCGGCTGTTTATGTGCCGAACGGTCTCGATCAGTACATTGAGCAGATTAAGCAGGCTGTGAATGAAGTCCCTGACCTGACCACTGCAAAGGGCCGCGCTCGGGTAGCTTCACTGGCAGCTCAGGTATCACGTAGCAAGACAGCTATTGAAAAGCCGGGTCGTGAGTATCTGAAGCGACTTAAGGAAGCTGTAAAGCCTGCTGAGGCGGAAATTAAGCGGTTCGTTGATGCTTGTGACGAGTTGCGCGATGCCACTCGCCAGCCACTAACCGAGTGGGAAGCTGAGCAGGAGCGGATTGCTGCTGAAAAGGCCGCTGAAGAAGAGCGTCAGCGCATCGTAGCTGAAGAGCTGGCCGCGGCTGAAGCGCTGAAAAAGCAAATCGAATCAGATCACGAAATCGCCCTTCTGCTTAATGACAAATTCGACAGGGACGCAGCTGAAGCAAAAGCCGAAGCAGAACGCCAGCGCGTTGCCCGTGAGGAAGAGATTAAGCGGCAGGCTATCGAGCAGGAACGCATTGAGTCCGAGCAGAAAGCACAGCAGGAACGTGAAGCATCAGCCAAGCGTGAGGCCGATTTAAAGGCAGCGGCTGAGCAGGCAGAGCGTAACCGCATCGAAGCACAGGAACGTGCTGAGCGTGAAGCTAAAGAGGCAAAGGAAAAGGCTGAAAGGGAAAAGCAGCAGGCTATCGAAGCAGAACAAATAAAGGCGCGACAGGAAGCCGATCGCATCAAGCGGGAAGCCGAGCAGAAAGAAGCCACTCGCCTGGCTGAAGAAAAACGCATTGCCGATGAGGCAGCCGCCCGCGCTGCTGACATTGAGCACCGCAAGACAGTGAATAACAAAGCACTGGCCGATCTGGTTGCCGCTGGCGTACCGGAAGAATGTGCCAAGGTCTGCATTACAGCTATTGCCAAGGGCGCAGTCAGCGCTATCCGCATCACCTACTAATCAATCCATACCAAAACCAAGGAACCACGATGAACTATGCCATCGAGGGCGGGGCCATTGTGGGCTCCGCTCAGTTTTACCCGTCACAGCTTTCACGACTTACCGAACGTCTGCGTAAGTCATTCCGCAGCCTAATCGACATTCTGAACCAGCACGGGAGGCCTTAAATGAAAACTCGTTACTTCAATCGCGCTCAAGAGCTTTGCCGGCTGGCTCAGCTGACTGGAGATGCCCCGCTTTGGGCGATGGCAATGCGGTTACTTCGGAGGTCGGTTAAATGAGGCTCACATTCAAAGACAGACAGGAAATCGAAACCATCATCAAAGGATTTGGTGATGTTGAGCATGAACAGGTGCGGGAGATAGTCGAGCAGATTGTTGAGCCTCTCAAGCACAACCCTGTGGAAGCCGCTATGACGGTGTTCTTCTCCAAGCAAGGCGACGATATGGAAATGGTTGGCCGCGCTCAGGATGGTTCAGATGCTCAGGATTTGGCACATAAATTCCTTTGGGATTATGTGACCAAAAATGAAGAGCAGCGCCTGGCTGAGTCTATCTGGAAGGACAAGCACTCATATAGTGAGGTGGCCTGATGGAACCGGGAATGTACATCGATATCAGCAACGAGGATTACCACTCAGGCGCCGGGGTTAGCAAATCTCAACTGGATGATATTGCAACTAACCCGGCCATTTATAAATGGCGCAAGGAAGCACCAGTGGATACAGAAAAGCTTAAGGCACTTGATATGGGTACCGCCCTGCACTGCCTTTTGCTGGAGCCGCTGGAGTTCGACAAGCGATTCATCGTGGCGCCGGAATTCAACCGCCGCACAACCGCAGGCAAGGAAGAAGAAGCTCGCTTTCTAAAGGATTGTGAAGGCGGCGGCATGACAGTCATGGATGCAGAGCAAGGCAGGAAGCTGAAACTGATGCGTGAGAGCGCACTGGCGCATCCGGCGGCCAGATGGCTGCTTGAAGCTGAAGGACACTGCGAGGGTTCGATCTACTGGAACGATGATGAAACCGGTGAGTTATGCCGCATCAGGCCTGACAAGTTCCTGACAAGCCAGCCGGTAATCGTTGACGTCAAAAAGGTGGCGGATATGGACCGTTTCCCGCGCCACCTGGCTGAGTTCCGTTATCACATGCAGGACGCTATGTATCGCGAAGGTTATCTGCGCCACTTTGGCGAATATCCAATGTTTATTTTCCTTTGCGTCAGCGAAACCATCGACTGCGGCCGCTATCCGGTTCGCACCTTCCAGATTCAGCCTGATGATACCGAGGATGGTTATAACCTCTTCCGCACCAGCCTGAACACTTATCACGAATGCCGGACTACCGATAACTGGGGCGGCATCGAAGAAATCACCCGCCCAGCCTGGGCGAAGAAAAAGGATTACTCATGAGCAACGAAATCATCCACGCCCCGGCTAACGAGGCCGATACGAAAGCAGCCATCTTCAGCCCGTCAGGCCTGCAAAAGCTTCAGGCATTTGCCGCGGTCATGGCAGAAGGTAAAACGACAGTGCCGGCACATCTGGCCGGTAAGCCGGCAGACTGCCTCGCGGTGGCATTACAGGCTGCTCAGTGGGGGATGAACCCGTTCGCGGTGGCGCAGAAAACGCATCTGGTGAACGGCACGCTGGGATATGAAGCTCAGCTGGTTAATGCGGTAGTGACCAGCTCAACTGCCGTTCAGGGTCGCTTCAAATACGAGTACGGCGGCGACTGGGATGCCTTCAAGCCCGGAGCAGCCAATGCCGCTAATGAGAAAGGCCTGTGCATTCGTGTGGGAGCTGTGCTTCGCGGGGAAACGGAGATCACCTGGGGCGAATGGCTGTTCCTCGAATTCATCACAACCCGCAACTCACCGCTTTGGAAGACAGCGCCAAAGCAGCAGATGGCATATCTGGCCGTGAAATATTGGGCGCGCCTCTACTGCCCGGACGTCATTCTCGGCGTTTATACCCCGGACGAGTTTGAGCAGAGAGAGCGTGTTGAACGCGATGTTACACCGGCGCGCACCCGGCAGGATTTGAACAACCTAATCAACCAGAAGCCCACCACGGAAGAAACCTCACAGCAGCAGTCAGCTGAACGCACGCCAGATGAACTCCTTGCAGCCTTTACCGAAGCAGCCAGCAAGGCGACTGATGCCAAGGAACTGGATCGTATCTATAAGTACGCCGCTAAGCACCTCGCCAATGACACGGAAAAGTTGGATTTGGCTACGGATGTCTACAGCATTCGCCGGGATGAACTCACCGAAGCAGCGTAACTAATCTCCGGGCTGGCTGCGGCTGGCCCTCATTACGGAGCTATGAAATGACACCAGAGCAAATTCAAAAAATGGCGGAGGGATGCCCGCCATCAGCTATCGGCAAGGATCACGAAGAGGTAATTACTTGGCTGGCAGAAAAGCACATAGCGCTGCAAGAGCAGGTGCAGAAGCTGGCTGCTTTAGCTGAAGAGCGCAGAGTATTTATCGTAAACGGCGCAGAGATGGGCTACATCCAATTGCCAGTCTTCGACGATGATCCAGCAACTTCCACCTACCAGCGGTGCCTTCTGAAGCCGAAATTCGCAGCCGACGCAGTTATCCGCGAGGTTGGCGCTAAGGCGGTTGATGAGGTAGTTAAATTCCTCGGAGGCCTTACGTCAGACGAATGTGGCGACTCTGCTTACATCGGCACGGTCAATATCGCCGCCAAACTTCGCAATGGAGGCTGAATGATTTACTTAAGTAAGAGGAGATTAATATACGGAGTAGGCGTAAATGATGCTGATTTCAACACTGGCGGACTTCAAAGCTACAAGGCTTGGTATCAAATATTATGCCGTTGCTACAGGGAGGACGACTTAGCCAGAAGACCTTCTTATAGAGGTTGCGAGATGGGTGTTGAGTGGGTGAAATTTACAGATTTCCACAAATGGTTTAATGAAAACTATAGGCAAGGCTGGCAAATAGATAAAGACATACTCTGCTTAGGTAACAAAATTTATAGCCCAGAAAAGTGCGTTTACATCCCAAGGGCTTTGAATAGCTTTGTGCTATCAAATCCATCTAGGGTGGGAGATTTTCCGCTTGGCGTATCCTTTTCAAAGAAACATAAAGCCTTTAAAGCTCAGATTCGAGACGGCCATGGAGGGAAAATTTTCCTCGGTCATTACTACTGCCCACATGAAGCTCATTTGAAATGGCATGAAAAGAAGATGGAGCAAGCACATGAATTCAATAATCTTTGCGACTCTATTCATCCTTTTTTATTTAAAGGCCTTGTAAAGAAAATTGAAAGCTACAGGAAGGATCAGCCATGAGCAAACTCGAAAAAGGAAAGGTGAAGATTGAGGTTTGCCGCAGTCAGTCCGGCGGATTCTCACTTTGTATCGGAGATGATGATACCGGGCATCGTCTTGTGGGCGGCAAAGTCGGCGGCATGGAAACTGTTCACGCCTTTATCGTGGACGCCAAGGAATTAATTGAACAGGCAGCTATTTACGGTGAGGTGAAGCCATGAGCGAACTGAATAAGCTGAAAGAGATGGCGACCCACATCGTTAACCTGGCTGAACTGGTGCCGGGCGAAGCTACAACAGGAAGTGAGATTGCGGCCATGGGATGGAACGCCTGCCGAGCCAGGATGTTGCGCAACATTGAAGGCTTAAATGACAAACGACCGCACAGGGATGCCGAAGAAATTGAGTCTGTTTATCAGGTTCAGTTAGATGATGACCAGTGGATTGACGTTTCTGAATCAGTGTTGTTCAGTCAGTCTAAGCATGGTGTTAAAACCAGAGTTCTATTCACCGCCGCCCAACCGTCAGCGTTGCCGCCAACAGTGATGAAGCCGATTGATTTAAGCGAGTGCCGCACACTCTGGTATGAGCATGACGAGTTGTCATCAGAGGTTGAATGCATCCCGGTAATGGATATCAAGAAAGCCATTCGTGCAGCCGGATATCAGGTGGAGGGCGAGTAATGGAACAGGTAATCGAGTGTTGGTCTTGTTCTAAGACGGTCGCCGTTAGCAGTGTGCGTGAGTGTGATGGCTATTGCCCTTCGTGTGATGCTTCAATTGATTTTGACGAGGACGAAAACGATGACTAATCCAATCACAACCCTCAGCCGCGAAAGGCTTGAAGAGATGTCTCAATGCAGCGATGTCACTACATTATTTGCGTATGAGATGCGTCACATGGCACGCGCCCTGCTGGCGGTGATGGATGCGCGGGAGAGGCCATCTTTGTTCGCTATCTGCAATCCGGATGGTTCAGCGTGGCTAGATGAGAATTGCGTAGCTGACACAGAAAATAATTTAAAACCAGTTCTCAATGACCTGCGCAGGGATTCAGGTGATGATTATTACATATCACCACTCTACACCACCCCGCCAGCCCCCAGCGCGCCGGATGGCTGGAAGCTGGTGCCGGTTGAGCCAACCATTGCAATGACAGAGGCTGCTATTGATGAATTCAATGAAAGCCGCAATATGCGCGATACGTATTATGCGCTTCTTGAACATGCACCAGCGCCGGTGGCCATAACCTGATTGCCTTTGACGTCACATGCATAGCCATAATGATGTGGGCTGGGTGGAAAGACAGAACGGCATGGAGTATGGTTTAGCAGGAAACCGACCAATATCAAAGAAGGCATAAAACGTGAAAGATTATTATCAGATGGAATTAGACGAATTTCGTAAAAATAATATTCTTCTTTTGAATCAAATTCGGAAAGACGCAGGAAAATATTCAGAGGCTTTAGGAATTTCCGTGGCCGAGTTTATTGACTTGAAAACTAAAGAAGCTTTGGGTGAGCAACTTTTGACTAAAGGTGTTCAAGACAAGTTCTTTTATCTGGTCAATAAACACGAACCAGATAGCGAGCTGGCGCTGAGACTTGTTAAAGAGCACCAAGAAGAAATTGATAACCACCTTGTTAATGGTTGAAGATTATCTCCTTAAAACTGAACCACCCAAGCGGTGGTTTTTTTACGCCCAAATTTAGGAGTCACCCCATGCATGCAGACATAACTGACCAGGCCGCTGAGCTTGAAGAACTGGAAAGGACTATCGCTTTGGCTAACAGGAAGAAGCCGGAACCGCCGTCACTCATTTGCCGCAATGGCGATTGTGGAGAGCCATCTCAGCCGGGTGCGAGCTACTGCTGCCCGGAGTGCAGGAAAGATGATGAGCTTAATCAGTGGGCAGCCAAACAAAGGAGGGTGGCATGACTCAAGCAGAGAAAGCCTTTGAGCACTACATGGATGAGATTATCCAGTGGGCAGGCCAGACCGGAAAGCGCCGCTTAATCTGGAGCATACCGCGCTGCACTCTGGCCCGTGAGGTGTGGATGGATTGTATCGGGAGGCAGAATGTCGCCGGAGTCTCAGAACGCGATCAACAGCACAGCGCGAGCTGCAGTTAAAGAATTTAAAAACTCATAGAGGGATACTCAATGCCTAAAGCCATAGTCCTGCCTTCTCTTGAAAGATTAAATGAATTATTAAACCATGATGTTGATAGTGGATTGTTATTCTGGAAAGAGAAAAGAAGTTCATCATCTAAAACTAATACCCCTGCTGGTTTCCTTGATTCATATGGTTACAGGTTAATTAAAATAGATGGGGTCATATATAAGACTCATCGAATTATTTATTTTATATCAACCGGAATTCAGCCTGAAGAAATAGACCACATTAATAGAGTTAAGGATGATAACAGAATCAATAACCTAAGAGCAGCAACAACCAAGCAAAACCTTGTGAACAAGGGCGTAAGGAGGGACAGCGTTAGTGGTGCTCGTGGCATAAGAAAAAACAAAAGTGGCAAGCGATGGCAGGCATATATAGTCATCGAAAATAAAATGATCAACTTGGGAACTTACGATGAAATTGAGGATGCTAAAAGAGCAAGGATGCTAGCGGAAGTTAATTATTTTGGTGAATTCTCACCAATTCCTAATAGCCTGAATTGCGTGTGTCAGCGGCTGGGGCGTGGTGGATAGGAGATGAACAATGTCAGTTGATTTAACAGATAAACGACGTGCAGCAGATCGCGTCTGTGGTATCGCCCTTCCTAACGGAACGTGGTTCAAAGTGCTCGCCATACCGGGCATGGATAAACTTATAAACACCCAGCTCACTAACGACCCTTTAGAAGTAACCGCCGCTAAAGCAAAAAAGATGGCTGACCTCATTGAGCCATGGACACCTCCAGATGGTTGGGTAAATGGGAATGACAAAGAGGCCCATCATCGGATGAAAGAATACCTGGTTGAGTTTCTTCAAGGCTGTAATGGATTTCGCAGTAGGTGATCACCCTTCCCCACATTCTCATCGCAATAGCATTCGTGATCGCCGCCTGGGCGATATTCAAAATACTCTGAACGAGGTAACCATGACTGATTTCAGAATGGATGACGTTCTGTTCAATCTCTGTGATGCGGCCAGTTTCCTGAGGAAATCCCCCCGCACAGTCCGTCAGTTGATCAAAGACAGAAAGCTTCGAGCAGGCAAGTCTGGCTCCAATGGCGGAGGCCGGTTGGAAATCCTTAAGTCTTCTTGTCTTGAATATATTCACAATCAGCAACAGAATCAGGCCGTGAATGCAGAGAACGGCCATTCAGAGAGGAAAGCTGTATGGCGCTCAAACAACGTTACGGAAATTGGTACTGTGACTTCGTCGAGCCGGGTGGCAAAAGAGTTAGGCGCTGCCTTGATACGACAGACAGGAAGCAAGCGCAGGAACTCTATGACCGGCTGAGGGCGGAATCATGGAGGGTGAATAAGCTTGGGGAGATACCTGAGCACACCTTCGATGAGGCTTGCCTGAGGTGGTTAACGGAGAAGGAACACAAGCGGTCACTGGATGACGACCGCACTAAGATTGAGTATTTTCTTGGTCACTTTTCAGGTATGAACCTTTCGGCCATTTCAGAGGAGAAGGTGATCGCGTCAGTCTCGGGCATGGTGAACAGAAATCATCTTCACAGATGGGAAACCATGCGAGATGCAGCTTTAAGGAAGGGAAAGCCAGTACCGGCCTATAAGCCTAAGCCTTTAGCGGCCGCAACTCGTAGCCAGTACCTGTCTTTGATAAGAAGCATGCTGAGGATTGCAGCTGATGAATGGAAGTGGCTGCGACAGGCCCCAGTGATAAAGGCAAGGAAGCCTGTCAGCAAAAGGATTCGCTGGCTAACCAGGGATGAAGCGAGGGTGCTTATTGACTGCATGCCGGAGAGCATAAAACCGATCGTTATTTTCGCACTATCGACCGGACTGCGCAGATCCAACATTATCGACCTGGAGTGGTCACAGGTCGATATGCAAAGAAAGGTTGCATGGATACATCCGGAAAACGCTAAAGCGGGCAAGGCTATCGGCGTGGCTCTGAATGATACCGCATGCAAGGTGCTTCGCGAACAGATTGGGAAACATGGTCGCTTTGTTTTTGTGCACACCAAGGCAAGTTACCGTGCTGACGGTTCAAAGACGCCTGATGTGCGAAAGATGCGTGTTGATGATAATTCCGCCTGGCGGATTGGCCTTAATCGCGCAGGTATCACTGACTTCAGGTTTCATGACCTGAGACACACCTGGGCAAGCTGGTTGGTTCAGGCCGGGGTTCCACTTTCTGCATTGCAGGAAATGGGTGGTTGGGAATCGATTGAGATGGTGCGCCGCTATGCCCACATGTCGCCAAACCATTTGACCGAGCACGCACGCAAAATCGATGACATGATTGGCATCAATGACACTAATCTGACACTTTTGGAAAATTGGGCAGAAAGGAAAGAAGCGTAA